TCGCCATCGTCCTGACGTACTGTTGGATGAGATCCCGCACTGGTCTTTTCAGCCTGGATCTTCCAAACGGCTTGTCACTGGATGCATTCCAGATGAGAGGTTCCATCAGCGGTCTTCCCATCATGTGAGGATGCTCCGTAGCGAACCACCGGTTCTGTTCCTTTTTCAGGACCCACACCGCAGTATCTGTGTAGTAGTTGATCAGATCCGGCGTCCACGTCGTCTTCTCCTTCTCATCCGCAACGGTGTCCACAATGGCAAGACCACAGGCAATTCGTCCTTTCTCGCCATCCCACAATGCCGCTGCTGTCTCTGGAGAATGAAAACGGATCCTGCAGCCGAGCTCTGGATCCGCAGAAAGTGTAGCGAATGTGCAACCGTATTTCAGTTCATCCCTGCAGGCTTTCATATATTCAGCCTTCATGTTATTTGCTTCCATGATTTCCATGATCTGATCGGCAGCGTAACCGTTCTTACCTACGAAACCATCAAACATGGAACGAGAAGCCAGGACATCAACAGCCTTTTCACCCCAGGAACATCCAATCTCGAGACCCTGCATTCCTTTCGGAAGCGCGAGTCCAAGATTTACTTCATTCAGGGTGATATGGCCTTCGTAATATCTCCGTTTTTCTGCGTTTTTCTTGTTGTGATAGTTGTACACCGCAAGCAGTTCCCGGATATTTTCTGCGTCGTTCAGTTCAAGACCGACTGCCTGGGCAATATTCTCAGATAATTTCATTTAGCCTATCCTCATCTTTCTACCGGGATTGCGCTTGGATGTTTTTACTCCCCATAAAGCAAGCGCACATGCTTCGATCGGGCATGCATCTTCGCCTCCGAAGCCCCAGCCCCCGGAGATCGGTCTCTTAACTGCAGTCCTTGCACTGTTATCCAGCGCTTCCTGCAGCCGATACCATGTAATCGTCTGTTCGTTTATTTCTGTCACGAGCAAGGTGCACGCATTTACCACATCAAGTGCCCGTGGTTTCACGACGGAACCTTTAATCTTCCAGGTGTCACTGATCCGGTCGATCAAGACATCCGCTCCGTTTCTTCCGTCGATCACAACACATGCTGCCTGCGTGTATCGCTGGTTCAGCCAATCCGCAAGCCATCGAATGCCTTGTGAAGTGCTCTTCCTGTCGATCAGTGAGATTCTTGTCACTCCGTCAGCAGCCGTTACAGCTCCGGCAAGGATTACTTCCGTTCCGTCAGCTGTGAACTTGACTCCATAGGCAGTCTTACCTTCCGGTTTCGGAAGATCTGAAGAACATGCCTGCCAGGCTTTACCATCGATCGCATACTCGATCTCTTCTGTAACGACCGGAGACCACCAGCCAAGACGTTCTCTTGCGAACGTATCAGGATCCATCTGTTCCGCCTCAGAGGCGATCGTCGAGAACTGGATCCGTCTTCCGAGCGCTGGATTCGTCTGAGCCCATCGTTTCGGATCGTGTGGATCTCCAATCTCCGGAACAGAGAATTCTGTCCAGGCGATGCTGGTATTTCTGCCGAGCGCCTTCTCCCGGATCTTACGGAAAACAGTTCCCGGAGTGGTTGGATCCGGAGGTGTTCCGAGATATACCGTCTGTGGATTCAGTGAGGCTGAGATTGCCGGCAGGAAGCTTGCCTGTGCATTCTCATCGATTTCCTGTGCCTCATCGATGATCAGAAGGTCTCCGTGCTGACCACGGCCACCGTTTCTTGTTCTGGCAAGGAACTTCACCCGTCCGCCGTTCTTCAGGATGATCTGTTCTCTGCCGAGCGCGGTCTTGATCTCCTTCACATATCGTTTGATCTTCGGAGATTCAAAAAAGGCCTTCATTTCCTCGAAGGTCTCTGTCGCTGTTTTCTGTAAATGTGCTGTATAGATCACCTGCTCGCCGAGAAGAATCATTCCCGGAATCGCTCTTCCTTGTACTACGAAGGATTTGCCGTTCTGTCTGGGCACGCTGATCCCGCAGGTCGAGGATGCCCAACTTCCGTCTTCATTGATTGGCATCCAGTCATGAAGAATGTTCTGTTGCCAAGGATCAAGACGGATCCCGCCGAGCCGCAGAACCTTAAGAGCGTCATCGGAATCCGACTCAGCTGAGATCGGAGCGATTCTTTCTGACGGCTCCTGGCTTCCCATCAGCCTTACGGCTGTCGAGGATTTCGCTGAGTTCGTCATCGCTGTTTTCATAACCTTCTATCTCTGCTATCTCTCCGATCGTCTCCCTGTACTGCTTTGCGAGCTGGGCATATCCTTGCTGATCCACTGCTTCATCCAGCTGTACAGCCAGTTTTACAGCCAGTGTTTTCAGCTGTTCGAGGTGTGTTCCCCGTGCTGTTACTGTTTTCAGTTTCTTTGCCATCAGAAGCTCCTTATATTTCCTTGTGTGTAAATCGGCGCTGGCGGTGATGTTCTGTCGCCGGCCGGCCCCAGAGGGATCCCTCGCCTACCACTCACCATCTGGGATAATAACCTTCTTTTTTACTGACGTATCTCCTATAGAAAAGCCTTCTTTTGCACCTTTCATTGCATTACAAACGTAATGAGCCGCCTGCAGGTTACCCCAGTCTTGAGCTGCAGCTTCGGGAGATGAATAACCATTCTGCTTCCAGTGAGCAACAGGTTTTATCTCATCGATGACGAAGGACAAAGGATGTTTAACATCCGAGGGCTCGTCATAGTGGATGGGTCCAAAACGGCCACGGCATATCCCACACTCGCACCCCTGGGCTTTCATCCGGGCACGATATTTTCTGCGCAGGTTTCCGTTACGGTAACGTGGGTTAGTTGCCATAGTACTTGTTTACCAAAAAGAAAGAGCCCCGGCATCTCCCTTGCCGGAACTCTTCAAATAACATATAGCACAGAACAAAGCGAACAAAACGAACACTTAACTATTTCGGAAGAATCTTTTGATCCGCATACGGCACAGATCTCCGGCATCGGTATCTCCGTACAGCCTCAGCCCTGCCTGCTTCCACGACAGCCCGTCGATGTAATGCAGACGGATAATTGCGCCGACCTCCGGATCTTCAATGCCGAGAGAGAACTGGATGACCTCGTTTGTTTTCTTCCGTAGCCTGGCAAGCACTGCCTCAAGCTCTGTCTGGATCTCGATGGCATTGTTTGCTTTGGCTGCGGTCGGATCGGACGATGTGCGGACCGAAGATCTTCCGCCAGGATTCTCGTTCGGCTTCGGACTTGCTTCATATACCATCTGAAGTCTTTCTTCCAGTTCTCTGACCGTCCGTTTCATGTCTTGGTAAGCCTTAAGATCTTCGATCGTCATTCATTCCTCCGGGGGCTCTGTCGTTTCAACATTCACCAATCCATGTTCGAGTACTTCTTTTGTTGGGAAGAATGAGATCTCGTACTGATAAGGGGATACATCACTCGTATCAAGCTGAATGGCTGTATAAGTAACTGAATCGCTTAGATGCGCATAGAACAACTTGTACTCATCTTCTCCCGTTTTGATAGTTACATTTAGGTCACCGTCTGAGTCTGTAGAGATGCTGATAAGCCCTTCCACAACAAACAGCGATTCATTTGTACGAGTATTAATTGCAATCACTCGTCTTCTGACTGTGAAATTATCTGCATCTTTTCGGATGTTGTAGTTTACCCGATCTGACTGCCGGCACCCCACAAGAGATAACGACAGAACAATGGCAATAATGTACTTAATCATTCGCATCCATCCGCCTCCTTCGGCTCTGCATTGCCACAGTAGAAGTCATCTCGTGGCATCCAGTTGTAATACCAGTCATCATCATTCACGCACGGGCACGGGGATCCTTCTTTATTCGGTGGAACAATAGTCCCGCGTTCGTTTTTATACGGTCTGTGCTTGCATTCCTTGCAGGTAATGATGTTCACGAACGGAAGACGTTTCAAATCATGGTGTATCAGCTCAGAGCTGCAGCCCTCAAGCGCAATTTCAAGAGCTTCTTCCCTGTCTATGTAATCGGTCATGATTCCTCCTTCGGTTCTGCGTATGAGCAGAACCCATCACCCATTACCGAATGCGTGTTGAAGTATGCGCATGAGTATTCCCACTGTTTCGCCCAAGGCAGATTCTTTATGTAAATCTTCTTT